GGGCAACGCCCAGATCAGTACGGCCCAGAGCCAGTGGGGCGGGGCTTCGGCTCTGTTCGATGGCAACGGCGACCGACTGAGCGTGACGGGGGTGGCCCTGGGTACGACGTTCACGCTGCAGTGCTGGGTCCGCATCGCTTCCGTCAAGGACTTCCATGCGATCTTCGATTCGCGGACATCCGACAACGACACCGCGGGCTTTGTCTGGGGCATCCGCAACACCAATCAGCTGTTTCTCTACCTCAACGGCTTCCGGATCCAATCCGGCACGATCGTCGTGGACACCTGGACTCATGTGGCGCTGACCTGCGAGGCCGGCGCCTGGAAGCTGTGGCAGGGCCAGACCCAGGTCGGCAGCACCTACACCAACGCCGTCAACCAGACCCGCGCGGCCTGGCGGATCGGCATGGACTGGAACAACCTGTACGGGTTCAACGGCTACATGGACGACTTCCGGGTCACCTCCAGCGTGGCCCGGACCATCACGATCCCGACAGCCCAATTCCCGGCGGGCTGAGGGGCAGCGGAAACCTAGGGGAAAGCCCCACCCGCTGCCGTGCCTGTCACCGTCACGCTCTACAACGACACGCCCCGGCGGATCCAGGCCGGCGACTTCGTGGCCAGCGACAGCTACATCATCAACCTCTACACGGCCCTGCCGGCGAACGCCACGGCCACGACCAAAACGGCAGCCGAGAGCGGCGCGACCCAGCTCAGCACGGCCAACGGCTACACGCAGAACACGAAGGCCCTGACGAACGTCTCGATCGCCACCATCACCACCAACGACTCGACCTTTACCTTTGACCCAGTGACGTGGGACGCCAGCGGAGGCAGCATCGCCGCCAGCCATGCCCTGATCTACGACGACACCAAAACCAACGACCCACCGGTGGCCCGGATCGACTTCGACGGCACGGTGACCGCCGTCAACGGAACCCAGTTCCGCATCACCCCGGACGCCTCGGGCGGCTTCATCCGGATCACGAACGCGGCTTGATCCATGGCGCAATCCACGACGATCAGCCAGAAGGAGCTGCAGCGGGTCGCTGCCCTGGCCTACGAGGGCGAGACGCTCAAGGTCATGCTCTGCAACGTCGGTACCACCGGCTACGGGCCTGAGAGCACCGTGGCGAACTGGCAGAGCGCCGAGGTGTCGGGCAACGGCTACGCCCGGTTCTCGGCGGTGGTGGCCACCGGCAGCTACTCGGTCACCGCTGGCGCCTATGTGATCCCAGACATCAATGCGGCGTTCACTGCCTCCGGCGTGGGCTACAGCTACGACCGGGTGGTGGCCTACATCGACGGCGAGACCTACCCCCACAGCGTCACCACCGAAAGCCCGAACGTGGTGCTGAGCCCCGGCCAGACCCAGACCTATCGCTATGCCCTGCTGACGGACGACTGAGGCCGTGGCCACCCAGATCAACGTCACGGTTGGGGGAGGGGAGCTGCCAGTCCAGGCCAAGCGGGGGCAGGAGGGCAACCGCTGGCGGCTGGAGGAGCGGGAGCGCAACCAGCAGACCACAGCCCAGCGCCAGGCCGCCGAACAGCAGCAGCAAGCCGCCCAGCCCACCGGCGCCGAACCCCGCCGCGCCCTCGGGCAGGGGGCAGCCTTCGGCTACCGGCCCGATGAGCTGGCGGCGAATCGCTTCGGCTTTAAGGCTGATTTCTTCGTGATCTCCTACGGCTTCACCACGGGCTTGGACCTGGATACCCGATCGCGGCTGGTGGATCCGATCACCGGCGCCCTCTACGGGCCTGTGGGCTGGTGCAAGGCGAACGACATCAGCGCCGGCATTGACCAGGCCAAGCCGATCGTCAGATGGGCAGGCGACAACACCGGCACCGGCGTCGAATCGTTCCTGTTCGACTTCAAGCAGTACAAGCTGGCGTTTCCTGCTGCCCGGCGGGCGACACTGGACCTGTCGGCGTTCTGGTTCAACGATCGCGGCCAGAACGTGGTGATCGAGGTGGTGGGCTACCTCGGCGGGGAAATGGTGCTCAATGGCGCCCTGACGACCTGGGAGAACCCCACCGCAACAAAGCGCTACGACAAGTACGAGAAGCACACCTCGTTCAGCGTGGTTACCGAGCAGGGCGCGTGCATCGAGGGTGACTTCGTGACGCTGGTGGAGATCGACGTAAAGACCGGCCGACTGGTCTACACCCGGACCCCCTCGCCATGACCCTCCCCCAATCCGACCGCGCCCTGCGAGAAGCGACCCGGTTCGTCGCCTACCGTGAATCCATGCCGGCGGTGTTGCGGCCCCAGCCCCTGGCCTACGACCTGCTGATCACCACCGACCAGGGCGATCAGCGGCAGACCGTCAGCGACCTACCCGGGGCGTCGATGCGGCAGCAGCGGGCGGCGCGGTTCCGGTTCCTGGAGGCGGTGCGGGCCGGAAAGCTGACCCAGCCCACCCCCAGCTGATGCTCCCATTCCTCACCCCGCCAGCGGCCCTGCGCACGCGGCGGATCGGCAATGCCCGTTGCGGCGTGATCGAGGTGGAGGAGCGCGGCGGGTTGACGGTGGCAGAGGATGCGGCGTTCGCTGAGCTGCTGGCCGAGGGGGATTCGGCTTTCGTTGAGGCCGCGAAGGCTGCGGATGCCATCGCCACCGCCGAGAGCATCCAGCCGGCGCTGCGGGCTGAGGGTGAGGCCGCAGAGGGCAGCGAAGCGGGCCAGCTGAGCATCGTGGAGGCCTTCGAGATCATCAAGCGGGCGATCAGCGGCGAGGACCTGGAGCCGGCCGCAATGGCCATCCGCCTGCGCCATGCGGAGCTGATCCAGGGCGTGGCGGTGGTGTTCGCCCGCAGCGGGCAGCGCAACATGGAAGCCGGTGTGACCGCCCTGATCCGCTCGCGGCTGAATCGGCCGGCCTGGAGCCTGGAGGACACGCGCCGGATGGATCGCGTGCTGTTCCAGGGCCTGAACCAGCTGGTACTCGATGAGCAGGCGGCCGAGAAGCAGGTCGATGAACCGGTGTCGGATGAGGAGGTGGGAAAGCCGCGCGCGGTCAGTGGAAACGGCCGACGACGAACTGGGCGGAAGTCTTCTGGGAGCTCTGCCATGCGTTCCCCGGTCAGTTCGGACGCGGCACCTTCGCCGGCGAGCTGAGGACCACGGTCCTGGACGCCTACCGCAGCCTGCGGCGGCTGCAGCGGCAGCGGCTGGCGTTGCTTGAGCTGCCGGTGGCCCAGCTGACGGCCCTGACCGCGAACATCAACCGCGACCCCAGCAAGTCGAAGGAGTTCAAGGCGCAGGACTTCACGTTCTTCGACGAGAAGGCGGAGTGCGGATCCCAGGCGCCGTTCCGGCCGGAGGTGGCCGCGGTGGCGCTGGAGCTGCGGCATCAGCAGCGGGCGCCGGAGCTGCTGCTGGCGGTCTGGCCCCAGGTGCTGGCCTCGGTGCAGCCAGAGGCCAAGCCGCCGAAGGTGCGGGCCCTGCGCAGCGAGGATGGCGCCGTGTGGGTGCTGGCGCCGCAGTGGGAGGGCCGAAACGTGCGGGCCGGCTTGGTGCTGGTGCGTGGTGCGGTCTGCGGCACCCTGCATTTGCGTGAGCTGGATCGGCCCCTGCTCACCTATGACGTGGTGGTCCCGAGGCGACCCGGCTACGGCTGGATCGAGGCGGGCACCCTCCTGCAGGCCGCTGCGGCGGCAACCTGAAGCATGGCCACCATCCTCTCGGTCCGCAGCCAGCTGGCGACCCTGCTGGCCAGCTACCTCGGCACCTACACCCTGTCGAACGGCTCGACCACGCCGGCAATCAGCGTGCGGGACCAGGGCGGCGCGCTGGCAGCCGGAACGACGGTGAGCGGGATTGAGTGCGTACTGGTGGCGGAGCCGCTGCTGGAGCCGGTGCGGCAGTACCGGCAGGAGCACGCGATTGAGATTTGGACTGTCTACCTGGTGGACTGGAGCGGGGCCAGCGCGGCGCGGCTGCGGGAGGTGGCGGCGCGCATCTGCTGGAAGTTCCCGCGCAGCGCGACCTTCGCCATCACCGTCCCGAAGGGCGTGGGGCCCCGCAATCAGATCCGGGTGGATGTGCGCACGGACCCTGATCCGATCGTCGCCTGAGGGATGCGCCGGAGGCCGGAAACCTCTAGCGCAGTGATTGGTGCGGCGTGATGCCGCCTAATGCATGACACTTTCATTCGATCGCTTCCCTCTCATGGCGGAAGCGGGAGAGATCCCGGCTGGCAGCGCCCCGACCCCTGAGGCCACCCCGCCCGCCAGCCCGGCCGCCAGCACCGGCGACCTGAGCGGCGGCAACGACGTGGAGCGGGTGCTGGAGGCCCTGCGCAAGGAGCGCCAGGACCGCAAGGCGGCCGAAGCGGAGCGGCAGCGCCTGGCGGCCCAGCTGCAGGAGCTGCAGTCCGGCGGGCAGGTGGACCCCCGGCTGTTCGAGGAGGCCCAGCGCCGGGCTGAAGCGGCCGAGCGTGAGCGGCAGGCGGCCCAGGCCCAGCTGGAGCAGGTGCGCCGCGAGACCGAGGGCAAGTTCTCCGGCACCGTCGAGCAGCTGACGGCGGAGCTCAACCGCGAGAAGGCCGAGCGCCAGCGCCAGGCGGTGCGCTTCGCGGCGCGGGATGTGTTCCTCGCCGCTGATGGCCGCACCGATGCCAGCGCCGATGGCGTGACCGCCTTCGACTACTTCTGGTCCCAGTTCGGCGGGCGCTTCAACGCCGACGACAAGGGCCTCTACGTGGCCGACAGTGACGGCGACCCGATGCTCGACGGCGAGACCGGCAAACGGCTCGATCCGGTGAAGTGGTTGGCCGGGTTGAGGGATGACCCGCTGCACGGGATGCACTTCAAGGGCCAGTACGGCTCCGGCGGCGGCTCCCGCAGCAACCGCGACGGCCGGGCGATCCCTGGGGTGGATCCCACCAAGCTCAGCACTGAGGCCAAGTTCGCGGCTGCCTTCGGCCGCAAGCGCTGAGCCCGGCGCCTGGTGGAGTGAGGCCGGAAAACTCCTGGTGATGGGCGTGATGCCCGACAACCCAGCGCCGCGTGACGTGGGCCGGGGGCACACCCAACACCTTGAGAACAATGGGCCTCACTCTGCTGGAGGCGTCGAAGATCGAGCAGGATCTTGCTCGCGGCGCCGTTATCTCCGAACTCTCCGAAGGTCCCCTGCTGGGGATCATGCCCTTCCGTGACGTGGAAGGCGCCGGCATCTTCTACGAACAGGAAGGCGAACTGCCGGCTGTCGGCTTCCGTGGCATCAACGAGACGGCCGATCACACCTACGGGGTGATGAACCCCCAGTCCGAAGCGCTCAAGATCTTCACCTCTGAGGTGGACGTCGATACGGCCCTGCTGGACTTCCACGGCCCCGAAGCTAAGGCCAACCAGATCCGGATGAAGGTCCGCTCCATGCGGATGACCCTTGAGGATCTGTTCATCAACGGCAACGAGTCCGTCAACCCCCGTCAGTTCGACGGCCTGAAGGCTCGCATCAACGACAACAGCTCCCAGTCCATCAACGAGAACGGCGCCCTGTCGCTGAGCTCGCTCGATCAGCTGATCGATGAGGTTGACGCCCAGGGCGGCCAGAAGGTGCTGCTGATGAACAAGAAGATGCGCCGGTACCTCACCGCTGCATCCCGCTCCACCACGGTCGGCGGCTTCATCACCTACAGCCAGGATCAGTTCGGCCGCCGGGTCGAGCAGTACGGCGACGTGCCCATCATCACGGTGGACGTCAACGCCCAGAACCAGCAAATCCTGCCCTTCACCGAGAGCGGCAGCACCACCAGTATCTACTGCGTGGCGCTGGGTGATCTGCTGACCACGATGATCCAGGGCCGCAACCGCGGCACCTTCGGCGTCAGCGTGCGCGAGCTGGGTGAAGTGCCCGACGCCCCCGTGGATCGGACCCGCATCGAGTGGTATGTCGGTGCCGCCGTGTTTAACGGCCGCTCCGCTGCCCGCCTGCGTGGCATCACCGATGCCGCCGTGGCCTGATCGCCACCCCTGACCTAACCCATCCATCCATCGGAGGAACACAACCATGGGACAGGCGACTGGCCTTTCTCCCCGCCGCGCGTATCACCTCGACGCCTCGACCGTTCTGGTCGGTGACGTCGGGGCCGGCACCCGTGGCCGCGCCGCTGAATCCCGCACCGGGACCAAGCGGCTGCTCAATACCAGCCTCAGCGCTCAGAACACCTACAAGGCGATCCTGTTCGGCCAGACCAGCAATGCCGCTGGCGGCTACCTCGTGCAGGTGGCCCACGTCGCCCCCGGCGGTTCGCTGCCGGCCGACAACAGCGCCAACTGGGTGACCGTGGCGGCCCTCGAGGCCTCCGGCATCGGGACCACTGAGGTGGCCCTGAGCGGTGCCGCGATCCACAAGCTCGCCAAGACCGCTGCCAGCCTCACCACCGACACCCCCCGCCCGGTGGCGGTGCGTGCGGTGGCCGGCACCCGAGTGCTCGACGCCTCCGGCAACGTCACCACCGCCGGCAACGGCGTGCTGGTGCCCGCCGGGACGCTGACGCTGACACTGCAGCCCGAGTGATCTGAGGGCGGCGAGCCCTGTGACACTGGGGCCCTGCGGGGCCCCTTTCCACTATCTGGAGAATCATGCCGATCGTTGTGGTGGGCGCCGGTGCGCCTGAGGTGCTGATCGATGACCTCACCCCGGCCCCGTGGCCCGTGTCGGTGGTGGACCTGAAGGAGCTGCCGGGCGGCGATCCGGAAGTGTTCCATGTGATCGCGGCGGAGCCGGCCAGCGAGGAGCCCGCCTGTCCGGTGCCGACCCGCAAGCGGCGCCGCTGACCGGAAACCTGCGGTAGCGAGGGCGAACCGTGGCCTGGATCGAGGACGAGACCTGGGCGATGGAGCAGGGCATTGACGCCCTGAAGCGCTTCGAGCTGGTCGATGCCAGCGGCGCTGCCTGGACATTCGTGGGCTGGGACGTCAACGCCACCGTCAGCGATGCGCGGGCCCGCACGATCTACCCGGTGACGGTGACAGCGGACCCTTCGGGCGGAACGGTGCAGCTGGTGCTGCCCGAGGCGACGGTCAATGAGCTCAAGGTGGGCGGCGACTACCGGTACGACTGCCTGATGGTGCCGCCGGGCGCGACGGTGGCCGATGACCACTTCCTGGCGACAGGGCCCGTGACGGTGGCCCTGCGCTCCAGCCGGAGGGATCCCTGATGAGCTGCCCTGATGTGGTGCGGGTGACGGTCCCGAGCGG